ATTGTTCAAAGAAAACGTACCTAAGGCAGCAGTGCTCTCATCGAGCGTGCAAGCGAAGTTAGCCGCAGCAACGTCACTTCCGTTGTCGATAAAGACATTTTCTCCAGCAGCAGGCTTTGACGCGCCCGCAGCACCCCCAGAACTCGCGGACCAGTGATTGGTATTATCGCTCCAGTTGCCATCGCCAGCCACCCAGTACCTATCCGTGCCTACCTGCTCATAGCCATAGCCATCCTTGCCCACGCCCCAGCAAAAGACGTTATTGGCCTTGGCTATCTCGTTAGGATTACCAGTACCTATGTAAAAGACCTTGCCCGACCACTCGAAGCCGGGAGACATGGACGGGGGCGGGATAGAGGCGGTGAACTTCAGATACTTATCGACGCTGAACGAGAATGAACTTACCGATGCGTATTCCTTTATGTTCTGGCCGTCGATGTATATCCGCACGTTCGCCGCGTCTATTTTTTCGATCTCAACCCCGAGCAGTTCCTTCTTCTCAAAACAGAGTATGTGCTTCTTTCTATCGAACGAGACGAGGTGCATCTTGCCGCCCAAGTTGTACGAGGTGGGCCTGTCGCCTACGTCCTCGTCGTATACCTCTATCATTCCGTTCGATAGTTGCTTCATTATGCTCAGTCCTGTTTCTTGCTGCTCTTGACCTTCGCGGGCGCGGTCTCGGCCTTCAGGAAGCCCTCGACCTTGTTCACCATCGCGTTCATTCCCTTCTCGGCTATGTTGCCAAGGCTCACGATGAACGTCACTTCGGACGCTTTCTCTTTCGTGTCGCCCCGGCTTATCTCCTTGAAGTACGAACTCTCGGGTAGTCCCTTGGCCGTTTTCTCAGCGTCGAACTTCGTCCGAACACTCTCAAAATCGAGGTCGTCTCCGACCCCTTCCATTACTACGGTCCACAATGTTCCCATGTAACGCCTCCCTTTTGCTAAATCCTTGAATGAACGTTTATCTACCCCGCCGTATGCCGACATGTCCACCCATTTGCCGGGCATCCTTTTGGCCTTCTGCTTCAGGGTGAGGTGCGGGTCAAGATTATAATCCCCCATGAACCGTTTGATGTCCTTATCCTTCAGGCCCATTGTCATGTGTGACTTGGACGTCGCCTCGATGGTCGGTTTGTCCTTGACCGTTTTAATCTTGGCCTTGGAGATAAGGGAATAGGTCATCTTACGGACCTCACAGGGTGTACTCTATCTGTAGGTAGTCGGACACGCCGTAGGCCGTCAGGGACGCTGCCTTGGCCACTATCGCGTCGCTCCTGGTGGTCTGCTCGCTGCGGACGTTGAATATCTTCCCGTTGATGCTTGCCGGGTCGCTCATGATGCTTGACAGGTCCTCGGAGCCGATTATGAACGGCCCGGAGCTTGCCTGGTTCGCGGGGGTGTTCCAGTCGGTGTTCGCGAGTATCATGGCCACGATGTCGTCCGTACCCCATGCGCCGGAGTTGGGCTTGATGCGTATCTTCTTTAATGCGGCGTTGATGTAGTTCTCCGCGCCAGAGCTGTCCCTCAGCTCCCTTATGAGTATCCAGAGAAAGACGCGCATGATGGTGGCGTTGGACGGGACGGTGTAATTTGGAACATAGATGTCCGGGAAGTCCTTGTCGGCTGCCACATTGGAGAACGCTATGCTGGCCTTGATGTCCCTTGGGTCGCACTTGACGAGGGCCTTGTATCTTGGGGTCATTATCTTGCCCTGGCTCTCCCCCGATGTCCCGGTCGTGGTATGGGCAGTGTTCAGCTCGTCCCAAACCTGGTCCGCTATGGCCTCCTTGGTCGGCGCTGGTAGGTCGTGGTCGCTCATGGTATATCACCTCACAGCTCCGCTTCCATGCGGTAGTTGGGGGCTCCGGCAGCCGAGCATGAGAGCTTTATCTGCTTTATGGGCTTACCCCTGGGACTCTTGATGGTCACGGACTCGCCCTGCTTGAGGGTATGGGTGGTGACGCTGGCAGAATTGGCGGCCACGTATATGACCTTGGTGCTCCCTGCGGCCTCGTCGTTTATGACGATTATCTTTCTCGGATTGACGGTTTCGTTCGCGCCAAGCCTTGAAAAAGTGTATCGTGTCGGCGTGACGGAAAGAGCATTGTCCGCTTGAGAATAAGACATTAAACCCGATGTTGCCATGATTGTAATCCTCCGTTTCTTTATATGTATATAGGTTATTCGGTATTTCAATTTTTCTAAAATATCGCCTACAAGTACTTTATTTTGGGCGGTTTCCCGACGTTGCTGTGTTTCTTAAATTGCTCTTTGATGTATTCGGACACTTCTATGTCCACGCCGGGCATGGGGCCTTTGCAGGAGCTGGGTCTGCTCATCAGGACCGTGCCGCCAGGGGCCAGGAGCTTGTAGACATAATCCAGATGCGGCCTTGGGTCGCCGAGGCATGGTATCACGTCGCTCAGGATTATGGTGTTGTACCGCTTTCCGTTGAACAGCCTCAGTATCCTGTCATGCAGCTGGAAACGCTTTACCGTGAACTTGTGGGTAGGGCCAACGTCATGGTACGTAACGTCACGATAGCCGCCCCTGGCCAGCAGAAGGATGTCCGTGCCTATGCCAGCCCCGAAGTCCAAGACTGGTTCCACGCATACCTCGGTAAGCCGCCTCTGTCTCTTGTCAAGGTCAAGGGCGAGGTTGCGGTTGGCGGTGGCGTACAGGTTCCAGACGCTCTTGGCCCAGAACGCTTCTATCTCCTTGTTTGTGACCTCCCTTTCCATGATGAAGTCGCCCCACTCATCCTCCAGGGCTTCCGGGCCTATCTTGATGCGCTCGACGGCTTCTTGCTGGTCTATGTTCTCAATAGTCATGATGTCGGATACTATCTCGGCTACGATGTCCATTATCCCACCTTGTTATGCGGGAGAAAGTCCCTTATGTATTCCTTGGCCGGATTGCCATAGACCAACATGCCGCTTTTGGATACGTTCTTGACCACGTTGGACTGGTCGCCGATGTAGGTATTGGTGGGTATCACGACCTTGTTCTTTATCGTCGAATTGGGGCCTATCCATACGTTATCGCCGATTACCGCCGATCCTGCTATTATCGTACCCGCGCAGATGATGCAGTTCTTTCCTATCTTGCTGTTATGCCCGATATGGCAATGATGGTCTATTTTGGTCCCTGAGCCTATCTCGGTGTTCTCGGTGGTCCCACGGTTCACCGTAGTGCCTGGGAATATCTCAACGTCGTCTCCTATAATCACGCCGCCGATGTGCGGGATGTGAAGCCATTTCCCGGCCTTGTCCCTTGCGAACCCGAAGCCCTGGGTGAATGATACGTCCTCATGGACCTTGAAGTCCTTCCCGGCCCGGACCCAACTTGGAACGTATGAATGTTTGAACCTTGGCTGCTCATGGTAGTTCTTTCGCATATCCAGACAGAACTCTAAACGCTTGGGGTTGTTATATGGATTTTTCATTTAATCGCCTCTCGTTCGATGATGTTCATGATAAGCTCCCTTGTATCGCCATGGCCGTAAAGGTATCTGTCGTAATTGTCTGGATTGACCTCCCAGCCGTTAAGGAGTTTGGCGGCCTTGTCCATGTCAGTGGTGAGCTCCTGGTATCCGGTCTCGTATATCTCCGGCCAGATGGGGGTATCCCAAAGAACAAGACATGGCTTCTTGGCCCAGTACGCCTCTTTCTGGAGGCCGCCGCTGTCCGTCATTACCAAGGATGCGCCCTTGACAAGCCGCATGAGGTCCTTGTACGTTATGGGCGGCTGGATGACAAGGTTGGAGCTTAGGGGTATTTCGTAGTGCGTAATCATCTTGGCGGTCCTGGGGTGCATGGGCCATATAACCTTCTGGCCGCAGTTGCGGAGTATGTTCATTATCCTCTCAAGCTGAGGTTTATCGTCCACGTTCTCGGCCCGGTGCAAGGTGCATAGGATGTAGTTGCTCATCTTGGGGGTCCCTATTTCCTTCTCGCAGTCTAAGTATAAATCCTTCATCACGTCGCCGACAAGGTACGAAAATTCCTTTTGGCCTTCCCTGACAAGGTTCTCATAGTCTATCCTTGACACGCAAAAGTTGTGAATGGAAAGCTTATCTATGAGTATCCGGTCCAGGTTCTCTATCATCTTCAAACTTGAATTTCTTACACCGGCCTCGATGTGCGCCACGTCGAACTTATTTAAAGCCGCTGCCAAGGCTCCAGCCAAGGAGCTTATGGTATCGCCGTAGATTAATACCAAATCGGGCTTGACGTTCATGAGTATCTTCCCGATTGGCTCAAGCATCGAGGATAGCTGGCTTGTGGTCCAGGACGAGTGGCCGCTTATCTCTACTTGGTAGTCCGGCTGCGGAAGGCCGAACTCCTTGAAGAAGTCGGTGCTCATGTTGGCGTCGTAATGCTGGCCGGTATAGATGACGATGTGCTTGTGGCCTCTGTTCACTATCTCGTCATGCATGGCAGCCAGTTTTATTATGTTCGGCCTTGTCCCTATTACTGATGCGAGTATCATCATATCACCCAGCGTATCACTTCAAAACATTCGGCGTTCAAGTATCCTATCTGCGTTCCGCGTACACGGGCGAGGCCACGGATGAAGTCCTCGTTGAGATATGCCCTCTGCTGCTGGCTCTTGTAGCATTTCAGGGCGTCTATCTTCTTGTCCAGTTGAGGCTCCGTGAGTCTGATAAAGAGGTCGTTGCTAAACCGCCTGTTGTTCCAGGGCAGTTCATAGGAGATTATCGAGCAGTTCTTGAAAGCTCTCTGCGCCTCTGCCGCTATCACGCCATGGTCCTGGTGCTTGTCGTTCATCGAGGGGCATATCACCAGATCGGGCTTGTGTGTGTTGGCGATGGCGACCATCTCGTCCAGTATCTCCTGCCTGTGCTGCGGGAACTCCCGGACCTTGTATTCGCGGATGCTCCATTCCATGCCGAGTATCTTGGACGCCTTGTCGAGCTCGTTCCTGAGCCTTGGGTCGGGAAGTGAGAAGGCTATGTAATACACGGCATTGTCCCTCTCCACCATCTTCGCAATAGTGCCGCCGCAGCCAAGCTCGCCATCGTCGGTATGCGGGGCCAGGACCAGAATCCTTTTAGTCATGCCAGCACCTTCATCAGTTTTCGAGTTATCTTTTTTGAGTGGCCGTAAACAGTGATGGGGCGCAGTTCCCCTAAAACGAATTCATCGAATATGGCGCAATACCAATATCTGCAAAGCTCGGGTTTTTTCTCGTTTGGACAGCCGCCCAGGGCGCGATAGTGACACTCGGTTTTTTGTCCGTTGGTATTAAACCATATACACGCCTCACCATCTTTATCGTCCCAAAAAGTCGGATTTTTAAACATGACCCCTGTCTCTTTATCCAATACATATACTGGAAAGTGGGAACAACAGCCGCCCTTACATTCCTTACATAGTATGGCCGCCACTTCTTCAAGCATCGTTGTTCACCGCCAGAAATTCATCGATAAGCTCTTGGGACAGCTTCTCGTTCATGACGGGTTTCTTCATAGTATGGTAGAAGCCTCTCCAATGTTTCTTTTGGTCCTCTGGTAGTTGGTCGAACAGGTCCGTTCCATAGTACGGGGCAAGGCTGCTGATGGTGTTCCAGTCCGCGTCCAGTTCCTTGGCGAAGGCGATACTTTCCTTCAGGTCGTCGTCGGTCTCCTCTGGGAAGCCGAACATCCAGTTAAGCGATACGCCTATGTCGAGGTCCTTCACGGTCTGGACTATGCTTCTTATATCGTCCTTCTGGTACTGGGGCTTGTATATCTTCAGTATCCGTTCGCTGCCGCTTTCGATGCCGAGCTTCACAGTTTTTAATCCGATGGCCTTCAAGCCCTTCAGCATCTCCGCGTCCAGACAATCCACCCTTGTCTCTATCAAGAACTCTATCGGGTGGCCCATGACAGTTACCCGGTCTATGAACTCCATGACCTTGGGCTTATTGACGGTGAAGGTATCGTCGAAAAATCTGAACTTATGCTGGTGGTATGTCTCGATGATGTGCTGCATCTCAAGCACTACGTTCTTGGGGCTCCTGGCCCGGACCTCGCCGCCGAGGAGGGAATTAACACAATATTTGCATTTGAACGAGCAGCCCCTGGCCGTGGCTACGCTGTCATGGACGAGCTTATCATTCCCGGTTATGTAGTTGTCCCGGTCTGGAAATGGGAGGGTGTCCAAGTTGGCCACGTTCATCCCGACGATAATCCTGCGCTCGGGGTGGTTGATGGTCTGGACTATCACCCTTTCAGCTTCTCCGGGTACGAGCTGGTCATAGAATGGATATTTCATCATCTCTGCCAGGGCCAGCGTTACCATGGTCCCGCCGATTATGGTCTTTATGCCCCTTGAATGGCAATACATGGCTATTATCTCACACTGGCTAATGGTTCCGGCCATCGCCGTGAGCCCCACGATGTCGGGGTTGAACGCCTTGATATGCGCGAATACGTCCTTGTACACCCTATGCCCAGGGTCGTTCACGGACTCGATGAAGTTCAGAGACTCGTCAAATAACTCTTTCTGATTGGCGAAGGCTTTCTCGTCCTCATAGTCCGCGTTGTACTGATATACCTCATGGCCCGCCTTTCTCAAGACCGCCGATAGATAGCCCGTGCCGAGTCTGGACTGGGCGTTGTAACTGCCCAAGAAACGATAGAAAGGTGGCGATACCAATACGATGCGACTCAGGGTTTCATCCCCCTTCTGGACAGTGCGCGGTCGATGGAGGATAAATCGATTTTAAACGTATTAACTGCGGAGATGGATATATTAACTTCTTTCTCACGCAATAATTTTTTCATTTCAGGAGTAATAGGAACGCCCCCATCACCGACGAAGGCCACGCCGCCCTTCACTATGCCGCCCTTGTTCATTGCGCCTCACCGACGTTATCGAGCACGTACTCCGCTTCATCGGCTGTCATGTCGTTGTATATCGGGAGGCAGAAATGACCGGGGCAGTATTTCTCGGCCATCGGGAACGAGCCGCCGTCCTTCCAGAACCCATGCTGGTGCAGGGGCCTGGGGTATACGGGGCTTGGCAAGGTTATGGACTCATGGACCTTTGAGGGTTTGCCTATTACTATGTACTTGTAATAGTTCCCATTCTCGAATACGGGCTGGAACTTGTCGGCGTATACCTTCGCCACCGCCTTCCGTCGCCAGATGTAATCGTCCAGCTTCTCCATCTCAAAAAGACCGACTACCGCCTGGGCCTCGGTCATGCACATATTGGCCCCCTCTTGGACATGATCCCACTGCATACCCTCGCTCACTCGGCCATGGTGACGGTACCGCCTTGCGTACTCGGCTATGTCCTCCCGATTGGTGACAAGGCAGCCGCCCTCGCCGAAGGTGGTTATGAGCTTGGTGGCGTAAAAGCTGAAACATACCACCTCGCCCCAGGATGTTGCGCTGTAAACGCCATGGGCATGGGCAGCGTCGATGATAAGAGGTACATTATGCTCGATGCATTGCTTGTTCAGTTCGTCCATCCTCTTAGGGACGTTGCCGCCGATGTAGACCATTACCACGGCCCCGATGTTCAAGGACCAGTCTATCTTCATGCTCATGTTGAGGTCGGGCTCTATGTCTTGCAGGATTGCGCCATGGCCGCTGTTCCATACCGCTTGCAGGGTCGCGCCGTAGGTGTTGGCGGGCAGGAGTATCTCCTTATGCAAAGGCACGTTCAAGGCCCGTATCGCTATCTCCAATGCAGATGTGCATGAGTTGGTGGTCACGCAATGCTGCCTGTAACACCTCTGCGCCCAGCGATGCTCGAACTCCTTGACGTACTTGCCGTATGCCATGTCTCCGGTCTCAAGGAGCTCCCGCAGGGCTGCGATGGCGTTCTTATCGACCCTTATGCGCTGGGCGGGGATGTTCACAGTTTCGCCTCCGTCTCGGTAATCTCATTGCACGGGTCATCCATCTTGTCCTGTAATCGCTTCTCGGCCTTGATGGACGCCCAGAACTCGTCTGCCTTATCCCTCTTTTTCTTTTTCTTTCCGGGCAGCTTCTTAGGAACGAAGTCGTCGGACTCGGGGAGCTGCTCGCCATGCCCGTTCCTTGGCGCGGTCTTGCCCATGTAGTAGCCTATTATCCATGTGAGGGCTATGGACAGGCCGAACACTATTATCATCCATGCTTCTATCATAGTATACCTACCTCCTTGTACATCGATTGTATCATCTTTCCAACGTTCTGGATGCTGAACTTCTCGGCTTGCTGCCGGTTGCGAATTGAGATTTTCTTTCTGAGCTCGGGGTCGTTCGCCAGCAATGCCGTCTTTCTTGTAAGGTCGGCCATGACGTATGACTTGTTGTCCATCCTCAGTCCTTCAAATGGCCGCATCTTAGCCAGGTATGGGTAGTCATCCCCGAACCTGTGCCGCCTGTTTTCGATGTCGAAGGCTATGGTCGGACACCCGCACGCCTGGGCTTCGAGCTCTTTCATGTTCCCGGCATACGGGGCGGTCCCGAGGCAGAGGCATACGTCGAAGGCGTTATACCACATTGGCATGTCCTGCCATGGCACGTTGTGGACGCTCACATGCTCAAGGACGTTATTATCGAAAGCTAAGTATTTATTCCTTTCTAATTGCTGGGTCAGAATCAATAGATGGGTCCTGGGATTGTTCCTTAGCATTATCTTCATGTATGCGTTCATGTCCACCCTTAGATATGTTTGCTGGGTAGAGCCGACGTAGCCAAGGAGAACGTCACAGTCATATTTGGCCCGTAATGCGCTGGCATCCATCGGCCTGAACTGCTCCATGTTCACAGCCTGGGGGATGGTGAATACCTTCTTGGCTTCGGCCTTTGCGAACCGCCCGGTCCCGGCCTCTGTGTACCCGTCTATTATCATCTGCCGCCAGCATGGGGCAAAGACCGTTATCGCATCGGCCTGGTCGAAGGCGTCCTGCTCCATCGGGCTGCCGAAGTATATCATAGGTTTTTTGGTAAGCGTCCTCATTCGCCTAAAAGCGTCTATGCCTCGGACATGGATAACGTCCAGCTCGGGCTCTATGCGCTTGAAGGCTTCGACCTTCTCCTCTTGCTTCTTGTAGTACTCGTTATTGGGCGCTATGGTGAGGGGCTTGTCGGTGTAATAGACCTGGTTCACGATGGGCAGGGACTTGACGGCCCTCATCTCGTTTATCTCAGATATGCAATCCCCGCCATGCTCGGAGATTTCCTTGACCATGGTCATCCAGTAGCCGACGTTTATCATTTATTTTTTCTCCAGTAATTTATCAAGACATGCCTTGTGACACCAATGCTGAGTTCCCTGGTCAAATTTATAATGTTCCAATATGGGTTTCTTCATAGGTTCCAATCGCTCATGACATATCGAACACTGATTATGCAAATGGTCCCATATTCTTTCGGCCATCGCTTCTACATCTTCGTTGTTCACGGCATAAGCGTTTCTGAAAGTTTTTAATTCGTCTATTAATTGTTTTTTATTCATACTTGCGCCTCCTTTTATAATGGTATCTCCCTCCGCTTGACGGCCCGGTCCTTGACGGCCTTCTCCCAGAACTTTATCTGCTCCTTTCGCTCGGGTGTGTATCTGGTGGCCTTTTTGTGGGTGCGGTAGATGTATAGCGGTTTCTCGATCTTGTTTATGAGCCGGTCATGCCGTAGTGCGTAGTCGGAGATTTTGAGCCATAGCCCCCAGTCGCACGCGCCCTTCTCGTCAGGCTCGGCATATAAAACATCCTCATCAAGTATGGTCTTTTTGCCTTTCAGCTCTCTGCTTACCATGACCGCCCCGCCGATGTAGTTGGCATGGACAAGCCTCTTATAATCGTACACCCCGCAGCTAAAGACCTTTTCATAATGCCCATCTTCGAACAGTGGCAATATGTCGCCATAGAGCATGACCAGGTTCTTATCGGCTCTGAGGGTGTCATACATGGCCTGGAGGGTGTCGGGCATGAGCATATCGTCTGAACTTAGGATAATCATGTAATCCCCTTTGGCCTCTTTGAAGCCGTCGGTCCATGCCTGGGCCACGCCTTTATTGCCGTCATGCACTATGAGGTTCACGAAGTCGAAAGAGCTGGCTATCTGGAGGCTGTCATCGGTTGAGCCGTCCTCGACGATGATGAGCTCCCAGTCCGTGAGGCTCTGGTTCTTGACGCTGTTGATGGCGTCCTTGAGGTACCGCCCGTTATTGTAAGATGGTATTATGACGCTGACCTTCGGCCTGGGGTTGGCTATGATGCCTATCCACCGCCTGCGCTTTCCGTCAGAGCCGAGGGTGCTTATCCATACGTCCCATTCACATTCGACGTTGAACAATCTCTCAAGGTCCGGGTATCCGAAGTTCTGGAGGTGCGGGCAGTCGAGCGTTCCCTTGACGCAGTTATGCTCAGGTACTGAGGCGATTATCCGTCCATCGGGTTTGGTAACTCTTTTCATCTCGCCGACCACGGCCTTCAGGGTGTCATTGTCGAGGTGCTCAAGCATCTCCGAGGCTACGATGATGTCGAAAAAGACATCAGGGAAGTTCAAACACCTGGCGTCCATGACCGAGTATATCCCCTCGGGATTGGCGTACTTGGCCTTGTCTATCTGCGCTTGTATGAGGTCTATGCCGTAGACGATAACGCCCTGGGCGCTGAGGTGGGCCGTCACCTTGCCATCGCCGCAGCCAATGTCCAATACCTTCATGCCCGGCTTTGCGAACTGGAGCCAGCCCTGGACCGCTTTCACGCGGTTATCCTCGTCGGGATTTGCCATGCCTACACCGGCTTCTTTTGCACGTCTATGCCTCGCAGGAACTTGGTAAAGGCGTCCAGGAAGGTTTTCTTGTTCTGGTTCTTCCTGTAATACTCCGAGCCCCTGACGTTCAGTATCTTTATGTCCTTGATGCCGTCCAGGGCGTTCAATATCTCGGCCTCGGATTGGACGTATATGGTATACGGGAACTTGCCGTTGGTTATTACCTGCCTGCCCATCATCTCGGCTTCTATGATGGACGTTGGGTATCCGTCATGCATGTTGTATCTCAATAGGCATGTCCCTTGTTTGTATATCTCGCCCATGGGCTCTGTGCCGTCCACCCATTTGTAGAACTTGACGTTGGGGGCCTGGAAGTCCGGTTCTTGCGTGGGGCGCAGGCCGTAGAGGATGAAGTCGTATTCCGGCCTTGCCGCCACTAAGCGCTTCACGACGTCCTGACCGTAGAGGTTCCCCCACTTTCCGGGGGTGACGGGCGGGTAATAGACCAGTACCGTGAACTTCTGCGGGAGGGGTTCGAGCTTGTATGTGGGGTTGGATACGAGGTTAAGCTCCTTGGCGGGTATGCCTATCCTTTGCAGCTCCTCGCAGAGATTGGTCGATACCGCGAAGTGGTGATGGTTCTCAGAACGGTTCTGGAACACCTCCGGGAGCTGGTCGCGGTTCTCATGGTATTCCCTGGTGACGTCTATCACATCGCTGCCTATCCAGTGCCAGATGATATGCACGCCGCTCTTGATTATCTTCCTGAACATCCGGTCCCTGCCGCACCTCGGGCTTACGACGTACAGGATGTCCATCTTTTGTATGTCGTCCTCGCTGAACTCCTGGCCCTTGTTCGGGATGACCTCGAAGTCCATATATCTTTTGAGGTCGTACTTGACCAGGCCCACGAAGAAGTTGCCGCCCCAGGATACGCACCTGACGACGTGCTTGATGCGGTCTATGCCCGGCGCTGGCGGTTGCGGGGGTTCTACGGGCTTGGGCGCGGGCTTGGGGAACATGGGCGCGTACGTGGGCGCGATGACCTCCCAGGACCATCTCTGGAGTATTGTAAGCCTTGCCGCCTTCCCGAGCTGCTCCAAATACCTTGGCCGCTTCGAGACGTAGTTGAGGACCTTGGCGATGTCCTTGTCGTTCGCATCAGGGCTTATCAGAATACCATTCACATAGCTTATCATCGTGTCGCCTATGTCTCCCGCCCTTGTGCAGATGACGGGCTTGCCGCACGCCATCGCTTCGTATACGACCATCGGGTGGGCCTCGGAGATGGAGGTCGAGAGAAGGACATCTATACTGTTGTAGAAGTCTGCCATTACTGCGTATGATTGGTTCGCCGCCACCCTGAACTCCATACCCGCAGCCATGGTCGCTTGCTCGGCCAATACGAACCGCTTGTCCTTGTTGGTGGGGTCTCCCGCCCAGCCGACGATGAACTTCTTATTAGGCTTGTCGGACCTCTTGGGCCTGAACCTGTCGGTATCTATGCCATGGGTAAGCATGACGTTGTTCTTGCTGGGGTAGTGCTTTAAAAAGAACTCGTATGACCGCCGCCAGACATGGCCGATGGTGGGGAACTCCAGGCAGAGCTTGTCGAACAGGCTTATATTATCCGGCTCGATGTCCCGGCCCGCGCTGAGGATGAGTATGGTCTTATCCTTGAACGGCTTGAGCCGCCCCAGGGACCCGGTATCGGACCAGGAGTATGAGAAAATAATGTCGAACACGCTCAGGTCTTTCGGCAGGTCGTCATGTGTGGTGATAACGCTTTCTACGTACGGGAACTGCTTCAGAAGGTCTATGGCCGCGTTCTCATGCGACCAGCCGCGTTTCGGGACGATGAATAATGCTTTCATGGTATGCGCCTCTTATACCATGATTTATATCCACTTCGCCTCTATCTCGGCCTTGATGTCGGTCATCTTTCTGCCGTAGGTCTTTACGTTCAGGAGCTTCGCCCACTTGCGGAGCTGTGCCATCTTCGCGCCCTTTATCTGGGCCTTGTCGCCAAGGGTTGCGATGGGGGCCTTCTCTGCGGGCTCGGGCTCTGCCGGGGTCTCGGGCTCTTTCGGGGCGTCCTCGACCTTCGGGGCCGGGGCTGGTATCGGGACGTTGTCCTCCTTCTCGGCAGCCTCGACGTATGCCGCTATCTCCTTCTCCATCTTCTTCTCGGTCGCGGCGTCCATCTTCATGACATCGGGCGCATAGTTGGCCGGGGCGTTCACGAAGGGTATCTCTGCCATCGGGGGCCGCTCTACGAGCTTCGGGGGCTCGACCTTGGGTATCGCGGGCTTCGGGGCCTCGACGATGGGGGCCGGGGTGATGTTCGGCAGGACTCCATTATCGGGGAGGTCCAACGGCTCGGCGTTTATCGGGATCATGTTTGGCTCTTTCGGCTTGGGGAAGAATATCGGGGTCCATCGGTCCATGAGGACGTACTTCTCCGGGAAGGAGATGTCATGCCAGAACTTGTCCTGTTTGGCCTTGTCGCCCTCGATTATCTTGGTCCTTTGCGCCTCGTTCAGCTTCGCCCACCAGTTATCGCAGTATGTCTTGTTGTCCATTTCCATGTTCACGCCTTCTTTTTGACAAGCTCCATCGAGCACCGGCAGTTGATGTCGTACTTGCTCTCGCCTGGGTATTTTACCGGGTAGCTTGACGGATACTTCGGGTTATCGAGTGAGTAGTCTACGAGGAAGGAATCATTTACGCCCACGGTCTTGCCGTCCATGGCCCAATGGCTTTCTCTTGTCCTGCCGCCCTGGGATACTGAAGGTGAGGTGGCCCGCCATCGCTTCACGAGGACATCGGCGTACTCCTCGGCGAATATCTGCTGAGCCTCTTTTCTGCTTCTGCCTATCTCGGTCCGGGCTATGGTCTCGGCTCGATGTCGGCTAAAGTCGTCCCTGAGTACCTTGAGCTGGTCGGTAATCTCCTGATAGCTCCGGCCCTGGTCTATGCCATCGACGAGGGTTTGTATTACGGTGTCGCTGAGGGTGTCCGGGATGTCCTTGTAGTACGACATCCGGCGCTGGGTGAGCCTCTGTATGGCCTCGACCTCCTTGGGCTGGTCGAAGGGTAGTTGTAATGCTGAGCTTTCACCCTTGATGGTCTGGAGCATGTTCTTTGATGTGTTGCCCACTATGATGCCGACGATGGACTCGGTGAGGGCGGTCTTTTTGAAAATCTCGCTTAGCCATGCCTCGATGACGGACCTGCTGACGGCCTTGAGCTGCATACGCTTCTCTTTCTGCTCCACGCCTTCTTGGGTTGCGGACATCTGCTCGAAGTCGGCCCTGTGCTTGCGAACCTCTGTTAGAACTTTTTGTATCACTTCGTAGTATGCCTTCTGCACGCCCGCGTAGATGGGGTGCGCGGTATTGACGGGTATCTCAAGCTCGGCATCGCGGTCGATGATGGCCTTCCCCGTCTCTCTTGAGGTGTAAGTTTCATAACCATGTTCCTTGCAATATGAAAGAGCCTTCTCCCGTGTCCAGCCCTTGTCCTTGTCGAACAGAATGGATTGCTTCTTGTCCTTCCCGCCCACTGGACAGATATAAGCCGACACGCCGCCCTTCAGGTCAATGGTGTAGCCCTTCCCTGAGCATTTCTCAGGCGGGAACTGTCGAACCCTTATTTGTTCCTTCTGCTGGAGCTTCTCCTCGGTAGGCTCTTTGCCGGGTATGCCCTCTTCCTCGGGCGGCTCTTCCTCGGGCTCTTCCTCTTGCGTCGGCTCGGGCTCCTCGGGGGTCTCCTCGAATGAGCCAAACGGCGATACCGGAGCCGGGGCTTGCTTGAACTCGTCGCCTTCATCCACCTTGTCATACCCGCCCTCGCGCCGGGCCTCGTTCAAGGTTATCACGCCGTCGTTGTAGTCCTGCCTTGCGGTGGCGTGTACTCTCTCCTTGGTCTCGGGGTCGTATACGGGGTCGAACACGAACATGAGGTCCTTGCTGTAATACTTCCAGATAAGTTGAGTATTGATGATATGTTCGATGGCCTTTAACTGGGGTGCGACGCCCTTCTCATAGGCTATGAGCTTATCTGCGAACGCTGTGGCCCGGTTGCTGCCCTCGGTCTGCATCCCCAGGACCTGGAGGTTTAACTTGAACGTCCCGGCTATGACCTTGCTGTCCCAGAGCTTGCGCTCCAGGAACTGGAGGTCTCTATAATTGAACGTGAACGGGACCCAGTTGGCCTTCTTGTTTAAAATCCATATCTTCTCAGGATGGCCTTTTATATGTTCTCGGTAATAGTCGGTCTGCTCCTCTACGCTCCCGCCGCTTTCATCGTCAAGCGATAGGCAGCCGGGGCTTACCATGCCCTCGCTGAAGTACGAGCTTTCCTGCTCTTGAGAGAGTAGGCTTATATCAACAGTGTCCCGGCATTTCTCGATGTCGCCGAAGCCGTACCGCCTGTTGGACCGGGGGTCGTTTGTGAACCAGAGTATCTCGCCAAGGGTGAAGTACTTCTGCTCTGCCGCGTACCCGCTGCCTATCCATGGCACGTTCCAGAAGCCTTTCAATGTCCCGTACATGTCCTCGTCCTTGTTGAACTGCAAGACATCGACGGCCTGTATCTGTGCCGGCCTCACGCCTTCGGGTATACGGAGCTTGATGGCGTTGTCGGCCTTGTCCAAGACCTCCTCGACTTCGTCCTCGTAGAACTGGAGAGTGAGACACGCGTCCCCCACCTCTGCCATGTCAGCGACGATCATGTTCGTGAGGTCCGCGAAGGTCTGCCCTTGCGTGTTGGGATTGGAAAGCAGCTCTGCCGCCTCGTCTGCCAGGGCTTCGAGGTTCAGGGGCTTACGGACCTTGACCTTCCGCTTTCTACCATCGGGGCCTTGGATGGTGTGGTATACCTTCTTGTACTGTCGTTTGCCGGACAGCTCTTTCTTTTTCTTTTCAAGCCATGCCCGGTCAAGCTTGGTATTGAGAGTTGAGGAGATGAGCCGCTTCTCGTTGCGGTCAGCTTTGATTATGGCCCATGGGGTTTTCTTGACCTCCTCCTGCCTGGTCCCGATGCAGAGCTGGACTATGGGGGCCATCGACAACCTTCTGAACTCCATCACATCGGAGTCCCTGGGGGTCCCTTTGTACGTGCCGGAGTAGAGCCAAGGCATGACCTGTCTGTGCAGGACCGCCCTGTCCTTGGCCGTCTCCTTCTTTGGCGTTCCAAAATAATAATCCGCTTCATTGTCCCGTACCGGCCAGCCCTTTTTAAGAGCGTATCTGATGGCCTTGGCAAAGAGCCTTCCGAACAATGACGGCCTCTGATTAGTCCGTTGCGGCATTGACTACTATAGGGTATTGTTGATTATTATACTTTTCGATTTTTCAGAGCTATCGAAAAACCCATGTTGAGAAAAGAGTGCCAAGGAGCCGGGTGGTGACGACAAAAGATAAACAATTGGGAAGTGATGTTTATTGGAGAAAGTCGAACCGGCCCCGTGGCGTGTTGAATTATTCGATCTTGCTTATTGTCTTATACCCCCTTGCTGTTCTCGTTCATGTTCTTGTTCGCTGTGTCCTGTCGGACTGGTTGAGTGTCTTGGGTAGTGGGTCGACCATCCATGCGCCAGAGTATGCCGTTATCGCACAGTTCGTAGATGGGCAATTTCAGTGCCTCGGCTTGTTGGCGTTCAATGAGGCAACCCTTAGAGTTCTCCCAGCCCCTAATAAGCACCAGCCCCTCAGCCCATGTCTTGAGGAACGTGAGGTCGTAGACATACCACCACTCGCCATAGTCCTCTTTCCCGCGCAGGTGGATATAATGCGAGAGGTGAGGAACAAATGGGGTATGGCCCTGAGCCTTGAGAAGATGGAACGCATCAATGGCCGCGTTCACATTGTTTTGGGCCATCCTCGCTGCATCGTGCATTGAGCAGTTTTTGGGCAGATATGGCCCAGCGATGTAAAGCCTCATTGCCCCGCCCCCTCGGTCTCGTTTTGTTCTTCTTGCCATTCCACGCCATGAAGCACGTATGGGTCCGAGGTCTTGACCGTGGAGTGTCGCCCGCACATCTCAACCTTTGGGTCTTTGATGCGGCTATCGAAGCACGGTGATTTAGAGTTCCTGCATATCGGGTTGCACTTCTTGTCCTTTCGCTTGAAGCACTTTGAGCACCTGTCATGAACATGCCCGAGATAATAACACCCCGAGCACCTTTTTGTTGAACCGAGTTGCTGCATAGTTACTCACCCTTGGTTGCCTTGTTACCCGATTGCATATTATGGTCGGCAGACCCCCCTGGCCCGTAGCACTTGAGATAATACTCCTTACCATGAGGACAGTTAGGATAATTGCAAGGAATAGGTATATCGAGTTTGAGATGCGGCTTAGGCAAGAAGCACATTCTCACGTTCTTGGCCGCCACGCATAGCCCCAGTACCTTCTTATCCTCAGCCTTTGGGGGAATAGGTGCATAGCCTGAACCGTTGCACTCCTCGCAGGGTTCATCACAATAATACCCCTCACCCCCGCACGTCTCGCAAGGCACGGGCAGCAAGCGTTCCTGGTCGGCTATGGCGTCGTCAATGGCCTTCAAAATCACGCCGTAATGGAAGTGAACGGCATTGGCATCCTCCCCCTTGCTTACTACGGCTTCCATGCATTCTATGCGCTCCTTGAGATTGCGTAGTATTTGAATAGTTTCTATGGTCATTAGTTCACCTTCTTTTGTTCGCTGTCCTTGTCAGGTAGTATGTTTGCACCTTGGGTAGTGGGTGAGACCACCTTGCGCCTTAAACCCTTATTGCACGCAACAAGTTTGCCACCCACTTCCTTTATTCTAACGTCGTCGGTTATCCTCTCATCTGGTATCCAGCATTCATCGTTGTTTTTCGAGAATTTACAGTTTTTGCATTTCATCAGTTCACGCCCCCAACCTTGCAGCGGCCTTCTTTGCGGGCCTCGCTGCAAGAGTAACCAAACATCAAACCCAATGCAGTGCAGTTGTTCTGTGTTCCCTTTGCGAGATGTGGGCAATGTTCCGGTTTTCTCCGCATCAACGCTTTCCTGTTTTCTTCATTTACGGTATCTATTATATCCTTGTTTGTCATTGTTGTCACCAACTACTACATCGCCTTATAAGTATATAAACCTTTTGTGTGTGCATAGTGGTAGTATATATACCTTATTATCGACCAAGGCCAAAATCGCCGCCCGTTTCACGTTCAAGCCCAGTTCAAGGAACTACCTAACCCTTCTGGCTGCCAGCTTGGTCTGCCCTGGCCGGTTCAGGTCTACGCTTGCGGAGCTGAGTTTTCCGGACTTGAAGGTGTTGGCAATGGCGTACCTGGTCGCATCGGTACAATCATCCTCGCCGTCCTCCGTGGGGTCGTACTGGCTCGCCTCAAATATGGCGTTCTTGCACTCGTGCCACCAGAATATCCTCGGTGAGCCGTCCCAATCGTAGCATCGGGCGATGAGATCGTCTATGCCGCTCTCGCGCTTCTGGCTCTGGTCGCCCCTTGCGTCAAGCCTATGGTCCCGGAACTTGCGGATGAACTCCGGTCGGTCCTTGCCGCACCAGAATATTCCTTTCCCCCATTTCTCCTGCATCTCTTGGGCCGCTTCCCATCGCTTGTCTGGGTCGAACTCGATCTCGTAAAATTCATCCACGATGTAGCATCTGCCGTTATTGTCTACGAGTATGGCCACGATGACGAACGGGTCCGGAGCATACCCCCAATCGACGCCATAAATGATTTTCCGTATGTAGTTCTCATCCGGTATGCGGTCCCAGTCGTCGATGACATGCCTGTTATAATCAAACGGTAGAACGCCAGTGCCGGTAGTGGGCCATTGCCCTTCGATTACCGCCATTCTCCTGCTGGGGTCCTTGATGGTCTTGTCCTGCATGGTGATGTAGTCCTTGTCGAGCTTGGCGTTATCCCCCTGCTTCCAGCTGAATATCTTCGAGCCTTCTATCCGTTCTTTGCTCTCCAGGGCGAACAGGTTCCACAGGTCCGAGCGTACGGGTGAGGGTGTGGTGGTTATCCATAGGGCCGGCTTTACCCCGGCTGGAAGCGCCCCCGTGCCGCTGAGCCTGCTTTTCATGACCTCCCAGCAATCGAGTATCTTACGGACGCGCCGAGCCTCATCTAATCCCGCATAGTCCCAGGTAGGCCCCTCTGAAGCCTCAGGGTCCTCCATAGAGCCGAGCCATGTAGTGCTGCCGTTCTGCCATGTGATGCAGTGGTCCGAGCGATTGTAGCCGTTGATAAGGGGGCTGTGGTCGATGTTCTGCTTGCCGAGTATCTTGCTAAAAGCCGGTTCTAAAATCTTCTTGACCCTTGGATAATCGGGCTCGCCTAACCATCCTACGCAGCGGGGATATGTCATGGACCATGTAATGGCCTCTGCTACGTTGCTTAATGTTTTACCTGCTCTTTCTCCGCAGATGACTATACGGAACTTGTACGTGTACCGGGCTTGATGGAAGTCATACTGATTGGGACGACCGTCTACGCCTTTATTTGGTACGTAGTTTATTTGTATTTGTGCCATTGTAAGACCTTACTGGCCAGGGTCCCTGTCGGGCGAGTTAGATTTAGCGTTGGGTGGTTGGGTAGACCGCCCTTTCCGATTCAAGGAATGCTTTGATGAACCCGATAGCGACAGGGGCGACGATGGCGTTCCCGTAGGCGCGTAGTCGTCCCACTCGTCCGGGAGTCCCATCAACCAGCGGGGCAATGCCGGGTTTAATCGCCCTGGCCTTTCCATCTCGGCAGGGCAACCATTCGGCTCCGGCCCAGAACCCGTTTGTTGGGCCACGGTTTGAAGGTCCTGGCCCCCTTGTCCGTGTTCCATTGGATTGTTGGCGTTCTGTTCTTTCGGGGTTGGCCACGACGTCAATTCCGCTATCGCAGCCAGATTGGGCGTGAAATCCGCTCGGGTTTGAGGCGTCGTTTTGTTCGCCATCGGAGTCGGCCAACTCGTTTGCTCCGCTTCTTGGGCTAAATTCATCTGACCCCCCCCTTTTCTTTTGGGGTAGTGTATTGTCCCGTGCGTATCCGATACGGTCGGTGTCTGCCGTATCGCCAATCGTGCTTGGCCCGGCAGACATGGAAAGGGCTTCTCGTGATTCCCGCTCGGATATGTGTATTCTCGCCCCGTTGCATCCACTACGTTCGGGGATTGCCACGAAGAAAAATCGCTGTCTGATGTGCGGCGCACCGAAGCCCGCAGCGCATAAATCGAAAGGCAATACGGCATACCCCTCATCTTCCAAGTCAAGTCGAACAAGGTCGAGCCAAGTGAGTCCGTCATCGCTCGCAACCTGTTCACCAAATATTGTTTCTGGATGGCAAGCCTTGATGAGTCTGAACCACTCGGGCCATAGATGCCGAGGGTCACTTGTCCCCTTTCTATCACCCGCGCAGGAGAACGGCTGGCAGGGGCATGAGCCGGTCCAGACTTGTCGTCCTTCGGGCCAGCCCGCTTGTCTGAGGGCATAGGACCAGACTCCGATGCCGGCGAAGAAATGACACTGTTCATATCCTTTGAGTTGCTCGGGTTCAACCTTTTTGATGTCTCTTTCATCCACATCACCTTTTGTTATCATATTGCCATCAATGAGATTTCTGAGCCATTGCGCGGGGAAGGGGGCAATCTCATTGTAGTATGCTGCCACTTACGCACCCCTTGCGATAGTGTTTTGAACCGTCAGAAAAGTATGCTATCGGACCCACCCTCGCTATGAGATGTGGTTCGCCAATTACACAATTGGAAACTAACTCTGCGGCAGCACCCTTAGCCATCTTAAACAACTCCCTCCTTATGGTCCTTCTCAAAGCTCTCAGGGTCATACTCTTTCACAATATCATAAATAGAAGCGTCCAACGAGTACGCCAACGCCACACGCCGCCGAAGCTCCTCTGCTATGGCTATGCGCTCATCGTCATGTGCGAGGTAGTACTCGATGAACCCCGGCAGGTCGTCAGGCTCAGAGCGTATCATCGTCTCGCCATCGCTGAATATCTCATTATCCAATTCCGGCAGCTCGCCTATCAAGAGGCATCCGTTCATGGCCGCCTCGATGTATTTCTGCGTAGTAACGCCCGTGCCGCAGTTGTCCACGACGGCTATCTTGGCCTGATGCAAGCGGCTTAGGTAGTCAGGATAAGGCAGGTTCATCTGAGTGATGGCCTCGGGTACGCCTTGCAGGGCCTCATGCATGTCCCACCTCTGTTTATGCATGGGCTCCCCGGGGGTGATGGTGCATACCTGTATCGCGCCTATCTCCTTGGTCTTTTGATTGACAGGTAGAAGTTTAGCGGGATTGACGGCCCACGGACTGAATAGGATTTTGGCCCGTTTCAAGAAGTTCTTTGGCCCGTCGCCGTATCGCTCTCTTGTCATGTCGTCCGGTATCCAGCCGCGTTCCTGGAAGTTCCTGATTTCGGATAGGTACATATCCTCTGGATTGTCGAGCCTCTGCTTATAGAGGATGCCCTTCACCGTCTCCAGGCCCCAGAACTGCATGGTCTTGGCTGGCATGGTGTAGAACTGCTTGAAGTCGCTGACGCTGACGATTACGGGTATGCCCATGCTGTTTATCCAGTCCTTGCTCTTGTCAAGAGCCGAGCCTTCCATGAAGCCCCAGAGGATGGCATCCACTTGGCTCAGGCCCAGGCCCATAAGCCCACGCATGATCCCGACCTGCGCCGGTCTGTCGAGGCCCTCGTTGTCGATGTATATAACATTGAAGTAATGCATGAGATGGTGGTACATGGGCCATACCAAGGGACATCTCTTTGCACGCTTGTCGAAGATTGCTATTGTTTTCATGTTACTCGCCTCTTATCTTTTGTTCGCTGTGCCTTTTACGGCTGCTGTGTCTGCCGACTGTAATGTTGAAGTTGGGTATGGGGTAGACCGCTTATACGAAGTGTGCAAGACAATCACTGTCCTCATCTATAAACCACCACCAATCATGTAACTTCATAACATCTTCTACGGCTATATTTGCCTTGACAAGTTCGTCTATGCCTTGACAAAAGATTATATCGTGTTCGGCCCCTTCAATGCATCTGCCTGGAAAATATTTTTGTAATAGGTTTAACCCCGACATAACTTGATTCTCGGCATTACTACTTCTTGACTCGGGTTCCATAATTTCTCTTATTTCTTTTTCATTCATGTTCTCACCTCGTACTTATTGAAAAATCTTTCTGTCCTGCTGGGAAAAGTTTTTTGAAGGTTTTTCCATCGACCTCAAAAGTAAATATTATTTCGCCATCATCTTTGACCTCAACCTTCGTTACCTTGCCTACGACCTCGCCGTTAATGCAAACATCGAAATCTTCTTTGATGTCCTTTACCGGCCATATCGGAAATATATCCAAACCTTCTGCTTTAAATTTGCCCTTTATAACCCCGCTTAACGTGGTCTTGTCAATTACACAATTGGAATCTAACTCGTCGGCAGACACCTTGGCCATAGTAATCAATCCTCACAATCATTATGTCCACAATAAGGACATACAGTAATATTGTCCGAATGTGGCTTATGACACTTGCAACAGTAGACCAAGAAGGGCATGATTACACCTTCTTTATTACCCTGAGTTTCCTGAGTGGCCTTTCCTTGCTTGGTAGTATCGGTATTCCATTGAACGCCCTCGCCTTCTTCCAAATCGCATCCTCGCCTCCCATCGGGCATTCGGGAACTCTTACGCCTTGGGGTTTTATCCTCAGTATGCAATCTCTTGCACACTCATCGCAAAATAACATGATATATTTGTCCATCATCGCACCCTCTCTATCGTTAGCTTGAATACGCTCGTGGTCTTGCCGAGATCCCCGTCGCTCGCCTCGACGATGATACTGCCATCCTTGTATGATGTTGAAAATCGCCAATCCTGCACTATCTCCCTGCGTACGCACTCAGCGAACTCGTTTATCTCCACCTATTTCCCCCCCTTCAAGCTCGCGCCGCACATCTTACACTTGCCGTCTATGAACACCTTGCCGCCGCACAGGGAACACCGGCCATCGATCGGGTTGGCCTCGTCCTTCAAGTAGCCCTTGCCGTTGCACTTGGGGCAGGCATGATGGCCCTCGGGTATCATGGTAGTTGTAGTAATAACATGCTCATTCACATTTATCGGGGCCGTCTCCTTTGGCTCGATGTGCCGTGTCTCCTTGTATGCCTTGTCGATGCTGACCTTACCCTCGCGCATGGCCTTCTTTGTTTTCTTGCTGCCTTCTTCGAGAACAGCCTTTACCTTCGCTACGGTCCGGTCTGATACCTGAGCGACCTCGGCTATTTCGTCTCTGGCTTCCCTCGATAATGCCTTCGTGGTGGAAATATTTCCACCGATTAGCTGCTCCCTTCTGAGTGCCAGCTCTACTTTTTGAGCATCATTGAGGTTTCGCCTTCCGAGCTGGGTATCATACATCCAGATGAGTGCGTCCTTCTTTGTTGCGAACTCTATCTCCTCAACCTTGAACTCGACCTTATTCTTGACGCAGATGTCATACCTGTTATGGCCGTCTATGATGATGTCTTTACCAGCCCATACGACGATGGGATGTCGGCAGCCGCCCTTGACGATGCTGTCCTCCAGGTCGCTGTACTCCTGGCTGGTCAGTGGCGGGATGAGCTCCCTGATGGTCCTGTCTATCTTGAGCTCTTTCATATAACCCCAGCCTTATAGCGTTGTCGCTTTTCGGTTATGGCAGCGTTCACAAAATCTTTTATCGTAATATCCTGTTCGGCGCACAGGACCTTCAATCCCTTGAGGTCATCGATGTCTATTGCTGTTTTAGTCATAGTAAGGGAATATACTTATTTATATTTATAATTTTCTATTTTGGCCTGTCGTTCGCTTCTCGTTCCTTCGGTGGCGGGACCTGAAGCCCTGGGCTGAATATGACCGTTATGTTTCTCTCCTGGGATTGGTCACTGTCACTGGCAAGTGGAACGTATATTCCTATGGCCTTCTTGAACTTGATAATGTCATTCAGCGCAAAACTGTGCTGCATCTGCATCCTGACATACCTATCTTCCAAATCCTTTAGCCTTCGTTCTTGTTCTCGGAGTATTACCGCCTGTTCATCGAGTGTGAGTTTCGTAAAATCCTTTGGACGCTCGATATATGGACCAGACTTAAACTTGTGATACTCATCAGCACTGTCCTTCATATCGTTGAACGTGAGATCGAGTTTTATTCTGAGTTGCCGTATCTGTTCAAGTGCCATCTGCGCTATAACTGTCTCGGGTATTATTCCGCAGATGTCCTTTATTTCTTTAAGGTCTTGATAGAATGTGGTTTGACCGATGCCCAACTTCTTGAATATGACCTCGTGTCTTTCGTTCCTGTAGATTCCCTCTAATATCTTCTGTTGTCTCTTCGTAAGTGTTATTTGTTTTGGGGATAGTTCATTTACCATGAATTATAACCTTCTTGTTTTTTCAGTCGATTTACTTACTGGCCATGGTGTCTGCCGACTATAATATACTATTTAACTATTGTTTAGACCGCCCTTTAACGGCTGAGATAGCCTCATCGATGGCCCGTATCTCATCCCTATATTCCTTTACGTGTTGTAATTCGGTTTTAAGTATATCCTTAAGAAGTTTTTTTCGCGCTATCAAAACATTCAATGTGTTGCTCATGTTCACGCCTCCGGTTTTAATAATCTAAATGACCAGTTCCCGATATGGAGATGTCGAATATAATTATATCGCTCGGAGAATAGCATCATGTGTATGTCTGTATCCTTCCACTGGATGCCCCAGCCAAAGACCCTGAACCACCACCGACCTCTTTCTCTGAAGCCGCAAAGTGGTGGAAAAACTACCCTACCACAATCATACTCTCCGGCAGGACCCTTGGCGTTGTACATTGGCATACACTCCTAATTATCCTTCATATTGAGTTCTCTCTGTATTTGCAGGCCCTTGACATCCTCATGTATATTATCGCTCCATACCAAGTGGTACTTCTCAAGATGGTTTATGGCTGTTGCGTAGTTCAGACACTTTGTACCGCAGGTCTCGCATGTCATGGTCATTCGATTAGCACCACCACTACTTCTTTACCGATCCATTCTTTTGGAAGATAGACATGAGCTCCTTTTGACATCTTTGCTACTGTTGTTCGCTTCATATCTGTTCCTTCTAATTCAAATTTCATAATACGTATAAGGAATTTGTTATATTTAAATATTACTTTTATGATAATTGACTTTGCCAAGGTGTCTGCCGACTAATAAGATTGAGCGTTGGGTAGTTTACAAGACCGCCTTGTGAGGATAAAAGGCCCCGGGGGGAATGCGAAAAAATTGTCCGGGGCCAAGAGGAGATATTCACAAGTGTTTAAGGTGAATGTAGGGGCCGGGGGAGCTGTTGCCCGACCCCAGGGATGAGTGTGGCCTCGGTTGTGACATTGGCATAGCACAACAAGCAGGGAGTGATCAAAGCTGCTGAGGTCACGAGGCCGTGTTGTCTATATGTTGTTATTGGTATTAATTCTTTTTGCTAAGGGTCCTGCCGGCGAGTTAGTTTCCAATTGGGTAGTTTGAGAACCTCCTTGAAAGTTGTCCTTGCTGAGCCTCACATCGGGACACCATGAGCACCAGTACGCCCAGCCCTCATGCGGATGGCCGTGTATGTCGTCGCCGGGCTTGAACAGGAATTTCATCCTTCGCCCGCAATCGTGATACAACCATCCAAACTTGAGCCACCCGATGAACCCCCAAAAACAGTTTTGTAGTTTGTTCATTCTTTCACCGTCCCAGCCCCGATTGTGGGGTGAATGACAAGGACCGCTTCTATGACCTTTGCTATCGGTTGGGATGCGCCCTCGCTATACCATTCGGCCATTTCAAGGGCATCCTTCAGGTCTTGACACCCATGCCATACCTTGTATTGCCCAGACTTGTTCGGGACATCCGCAACCAGCACGAAGTATCTGAAGGGTTTGGCGGTCTCGTCCATTATCATATTGCGAACTAACTCGTCGGCAGACTCGGCGGTCATTCTATCATCGCCGCCTTTATCTCTCTTTTCCGTTTGTCGTTATAGGCGCAGCGTTTTGGATCTGCCCGCATCTCCCCGCAATCTGGACAGGGCTGCCGTTGCTTCGGCTCTTTCCGCGCCTTGGGCTTCATGATGGCTGCCGCGTCCAGTTGCGCGTCTATCTGATAGTACAGGGCCACGCTGCTGTTCACCAGGCCGCCCTCGAACCTTATCTTGTCTAACTTGTCGATGTCTATTATCACGTACGGGTTTGGAGCGTACTGAGCCTCGCATTTGGCCTTGTACGCATCGGTCACGCCCCCGCGCTGGCACTCCACGAATATCAGCGGCTCGTGGACCTTATCGCGCTTCTTGAGCCTCAGTTCGCAGTCTGGCCGGTGCGGGTGGTCCGTGCGCTCTTGGTATGCCTTATCTTCCATCTTGCAAGTATAGCCGTTAATGTAGGCGTATATAGAGACATAATGCTGGACGACGATGTGACCGATTGATGGCATTCATCCCACCACATACTTCTTCTTGAGCCATTCAGCGAACCAGTACGCATCGCCTTCCTCCACGAAACTCTCATGGCAGTGCTGGCAACCATGCTTTGATTCGTTGTCAGTGGCCCCGCAGTTCGGGCAGCAATGGAACGCCTCGGCCAGAGCGATGATGTCCAGTATTAACTTCGTTCGCTCCTCGAAGTGTATCTTGAGGCTTTCGTACTGCTCTTTGTATATAAGCCGCCCGCCGCAGCCGCTTGCGCCATGATGGTGAAAGACCCCGCTTTCGTCCTGGTCGCACTTGGTGGTCCAGGTCATGCATGTCATGCAGAACATCTTATCGGACATCACTACCACCTCAGAATCCAATATCTATCTTCAAAATTCTTGTTTTTACTGCGGAGAACATCTTTCAGTCCGAGTCCGGTGGGTGGGTTTATGCCATCTTCCTTTGCGAGTTCGTCAGCTTCGAGGCATGTCCACGAAATTAATCTTGGTTGGAACGGCCCACACGGACCGACGAGTATTCCCTCCCCGGTGATAATAACCTGCATGATGGATTTCAGCGTGAACGCCTCAGTCCTCCACTTCCAGGGGCTGCGGTAGGGTTTGCCTTCCCAGCCATGAAGGACTACCTTATCCCCC